TAATTTAACTACATCTTTAACAGAAGCTTTATTTTCAAAAGCAAATTCAGCTATATTTTTTACTGCGTTAGCAGTTACATTATTTATTGTTCCATACTCTTCAGCTATTGCAGCCGCGGTATTTCTTACTAACTCACCTTGAAATTGTAAAAGTAAACTACCCCTCTGTGCTTTTTGGATCTCTTTAGCTAATTGTCCTGCTTGTAATACAGTACCGCCCATTTCATCACGAACTTTAAACCAATTTCGTGCGAAATCTGCAGCAACTATAGCTACTATTGCTAATGCCGCAATTAGAGGATTTGCCATAAATGCTACTTTTAATTTATTTGCTGCAGCTACAGCGCCTTTAATTTGAGTAGTAAAAGCGGTCATAAATCCAAACTGTCCTTGCACAAGAGTAAGTATTGCTTGGTGACCACCAATACCTTTTAGTATATTATCAGTACCTTCATCCACAGCATCTGCACCATCTGCTTTTATTTTCTCTATCTCTGCCTCTAAAATAGCAACTTCATTTGTAGTACCCAACAATTTGCGCATCCATTTAGGCAACTCTCTAGCATGCTCTACACTCTTTGCTAATAAGCCTTCAAGCTCTGCTACTATATCTCTGGTATCTTCTAGATTGTCTGCCATAATTTATTCCACCGTATATAAAACCTAATTAAAATTATTTTTATGTTATACCGTATTTACTCAAAACAGCTTTTTCATATGCATCATAAGAACCATATTTCTTTATCATATGAACTTCCATTTTTTTCTTTTCTTTATCTATAAAGTCTATAGATTTAGCTAACTCTGGATCACGTTGTTTTAGTTGTTTAATTGCTTTAGATCGAGAACCTTTGATAATTGCACCAAAAATTTTCTCTATCGCTTTAGATACTATACCTTCTGAAATTTGCTTTTTAGACATAAAATAATCTTTCGGTTTATTTAATATAAATAGAAAAATTATTACTTTTTAAGTGGAATACCAGATTGATTAGATTGCTTCTCTATTTCTGCATTCCTGTCTTTATATTCTTGTATAGTTCTTTTTAGATAGAACTTTCTGAGGTATATAGGTAAGTTGTAGCCTTCTGTAAAAGAAAAACCACCATTTGTGTTAAAAATTAATTGAAAGATTTCTTCGTGTATAGTTACCGAATCAGTCGACTGCAGGCCAAAAAAACGTAACGGTCATAGGGACCGATACTTTTCTCCTTTCTCCATTAGATAATGTAACTTCCGTTTCCATATCTAAATCGGGCGTCATAGAAATAACGTGCCTTCTAAATGCCATTGTATCTCGTGATAAAAATTCATTATCAACGAAGTTATTAATATATGCGCTAGCTACCTTGCCATCTATAGAAGTTATTACTTTTTTAAGACGTGTACTAACTTCTCTATCAATTTTTAATCCAACTTTTTTTAATCCATCTAACTCTTCACGAATTTCTATATCATCTTTTTGTGTTAATAGTTTAAATGTTAATTTTCTTTTAGCTGATGGAATTATATATTCAAAATTATTTACTCCACGTTCAAATTTAGAATAATCCATTTTTCTAGCTTTTACTTCACTTAAATCTACTGTACCAGTTTCATCACCTATTTGAAATTTATATTCTCCACCATATGCAAGAACTCGAGCACTTACAAACAATGCATTTTTATCTCCAAGCAATATAGTATCTAAATCTATATCTTTATCTACAATTAACTCTTTTAAAAGTACATCTAATACTATACCCTGTTCTATCAAGTTTACAGAAGTTAAAATATCTTCTTCTTTTGCTGTCATGTATTTTATTTCTACTTTACCTGTAGAAAGAGGGTTTTCTTTAGGATAAAAATATCCTTTAGATGGTAATTCCACTATTTCAGTAGGGAATTTGTTCTCATTAGCCATAATTGACTCCTATTTTTGAATTACATCAATAACCAATTATAAGTATAACCTTTATGTACGAAATAACAAATTTACTTTTTGCTTGGTGCGAATTTCTCTTTGATTGGTTTAAGTAACATATCAAATAAGATATCGTCATATTTTGTTGGAGTCATTTTCACAATTTTTTCTAATGCGTAAATAACTACCAAAATATATTCCCAATTTGCTGCTATAAATTCAGTCATTTTTATTCTCCAGTTTAATTAAAAGTTTAAGATAGCGTAATCATATGTTAACTGAACCGTGATATCTGCTACTTCACTTGAATTATACTCTAAAGTATTCCAGTTAGCTTGTGATATGAAAGCTCCCTTTAAATTCCATTCCTCAACGATATCTCCAGTCGGACCTAACATATTAAAAGTTACGTCTTTCTTATAAAAATCTGCATATCCATCACGACCCGTTACTGATTCATGTGAAAGTCTAATCCATTCAATAACTGATTGTGCCCCTGATGGTACAATTGGATCATACAGCGTTAATTCTACAGGCTGCCAAGTTGCTTTACCTTTAAGAAACCTTTTTACATTAATATGATCTAATGTAATAGTTTCAAACTGTACGCTTGGTCTATTTGCTGCCTTTACTAAAAAAGAAGGTATCCCATCAATATACCATATATACCTATTTTTAACCTTCGGTTCAAAGGTTGTAAAGAAAATCTCTTGTGCTGATAAAACATCTGGCATTTCTATCTCCAAATTAAAATAATATTTTTCACTTCAATTATAAATATCAACTAACTATAAAAACGATAATTGTATATTTTCATAGTTTTTTCATAGTTTTATTAATATTTACTTCTCTATAAAATAAATATAGAAAAAACAAAAAACCCCTCAAATACAAGAGGGGTTTTTCATTATTTTTATTCGAATTAATTACTATTCTGGAAACGCTGCCCCAGTTGGTAATACTACGAAATCCAACACTATGAACTCTGCAGTTCTTGTAGGTTGTAATAGAATTTGTCCAACAAGACGATTTCTATCAATTACATCTGGTGTGTTATTGGAATCATCCATAACAACACGAAAAGATGTTAACCCACGAGCCTGTTGAATTGATTCAAGATATGGATTCACAATATTCATGAATCTATTTCTTGTCTGAACATCATTTTGTTCAAACACTAAGAATCTTGAAGCAGAAGCAATAAACTTCTTAACTGTAATCAACAATCTACGAACATTGATTCTATCTAATGCTGAAGGTAATCCTTGTAGTGTTTTTTGTCCAAATACAGAAAATCCTTGTCCTGTAAAGTGAGCTATAGGATTAATTCTAGCATCATATAAATCATCTCTTTCAGGTCCTCTTAACTTTTTCTCTGCGCCTGAAACCATAGATAATCCACCACGATTCAAACCAGCTGGTGCGAACCATTCACTTGCTACTGCATCATTATTCGCAATTGCGTGTGCAATTACTACTGAAGGCGGCACCCAAGTTTGTCTACCAGTATTACCTACTACCTTAACCCAAGGATAGTAGACACCTGCATAATTTGTATCTAATGGTTTAACAGTTGTCTTTGTAGTAGAAATTGAATCTCCATATGCACTTGGATCGAGTACAAAAAATGCATCAGCCCTATCTTCAATTGCTGATATTGCATAATTGGTAATAGATGAATGCTGACTATGATTTACGCCAGGCATCAATAATAGATTAAAATCTACTCTCTCTGATTCTTTAATAGTATCAATCGCTCTTTTATACGAAGTATATCCAGCGGCTGAAGTACTATTAATAGCAAATCCTTGAGTATTAGTAGCTGATATATTTAACCCAGTATTAATTGCTGTATGTGGGTTGTTACCATCAAATCCCCATTGGAAAGGAACTTTAAATTTCCTTTGACTCTTATGTGAATTAGTAAGAGTTATCTCAGTAGTTGCATTTGCATATGTACTTGTACTAAATTTAGTACCAGTATCAGCTGATCCACTCATATCTTCAAGACTCATTGATACTTGAATTCCTGTACTCAATGTAGTACCTGCAGCATTTGAAGGTATCGGAGCACAGAAATTTGCATTATCTAAATCATCAAAATCAAATCCATAAGGTTCTGGATTCATTGATAATTGCGAAGTCTTTTTATCAATTTGAGTTGTTGTCATACTTGCAGTTACTACAGAATTTACATTTGAATAAAGTGTGAAATCTGCTGGCCCAGTAGCTCCGCTTACACTAGGCGGTTGTACTGGTAAATTTACTGCACCATGTCCCATTGGAACTTGACTTGCTGGAACAACATTATTTTTGATATCATCAAAATCACCAACTCTAATATATTCAGATTTATTAGGATAATCACCATATTCTGTTATATCTCCATTAGAATCCGTTGTAATAAACTTATCTCCAATTTGTCTTGCAAAAAAGTTAGTAGCACTTGGATCCATACTACAATCAGAGATTGTTTCTAACACTACTTTATCTTTATCTGGCGCATATTTGTTAACCTGTATAGTAAATGTACCATAATCAGATCCTGGAACATCCGCTGGGGGGATTATATTGTTTATTTCAACATAACATATTCTATTAGCTCTAGTTCCTGCACTTCTTGTATAGCATCTAAATAAGTCATATCTAGTTGAACCAACTAATTGTGATTGTATATATGGTGTTCTTGCAGTAGATGCTTCTTTATTACCCGTCCAAGCACTTGCTTGTCCTGTATTTCCAAAAGAAGTTGAACCACTTGTAAAATTAAGTGATCCTGTTATAGCATATACTGCCCTAGTTCCTGCAGCAGTTGCTATTTTTGATCTAAAATCAGAACTTTTTCTGAAATGAGAATATACATAATAAAGTGCACTTGTTCCACCAGAACGTGTTGTCGCTTTTGAATCTGTAGGTAACACTTTATCTAAATATACTCCACTAGATGAATCAAATGACATTCCCACATCTACTTGTGAAAAACTACCATTTGACATATTCAAATCAAATGCGCTAGCTGAATAAGCAGTAGAAGTTATCCAAGAAGCATTAGTAGCAGTATGTGTTCCTTCTGCTGGAGCAAGTACTGCTAACAAAGCATAACCAGCTTCACCAGCATCAGTATTACCACCACTACCAGAAGCATAGATTAATATTGCTTCTCCAGCTCCATAATGATATCCATCTAAATGTAAAGTTCTTACAACCGTTAATGATGTTGCACCACCTGCAAAGTACTGCCTTGCAGTTATAGGTACAAAATATTCATTTTTATCCTCTGTATTATCACCGAAAATTTTATTAAATTCACTAATACTTGTTACGGTAGTAGGTGTAAATGCAGGTCCTTTTTCTGTAGGACCAACAACTGCTGCACCAATACCAGCTATTCCTTGAGGTAAAAATGATAAGTCGCGTTCTTCTGTAAAAACGCCAGGACTAATAATTGTTTCCGCCATTATTGTCTCCCTTATCTATTTATGTTATTATTTGAAATTAAGTTATAAATTTTATTTAAAAAAACTCATATATAAATATAATTAGAATTTTCAAAAATAGATGTTTTGCTCTTATTTATTAACTTTGTTTCGTAAATTCGTTATTTGTAGTGTCATAACTACCCTCGCCGTACTTTTCTTGTAGTTTTGCGAGAGATGTTTGCTCATCCTGCTGATTTTTAACATAACTATCTTGAGCCTCTTGTTCAGAAATATCTAGCCCATCCAACTGTCGTTGTAAAAGTAATCGTTGTACTGAAATTTGCCCTAATGTTTGTTGTAAATTAACATAGTTAGCACTTATTGTTTTAAGTTCATTAACTTCTTCTTCAGTAAACTTAACTTTATCTTTTTTTGCCATAACCCTATTCTCCTATATACATTATAGTTTATTATTTATATTATGTTTTACTTTAAAAATTGATTTTTTTAAATTTCAATAACCTTATAAGTTCTTCCACTTGAATCTGAATCACTTAGCTCTGTTGCTTTTGTATTGGCATCTGATTCACCATCAAATTCCCATATTTGATCTCCACTACCACTCAAACGAGCCACATATACATTTCTCGCGGCCCATTCTGGATCTCCTGCCTGTGGATTTGCA